CCGGGAGGTGGTCGAAAAAGCAAACATACGCCTAAAATGGACAAGATAGCGGAGGAATTAGCCAAAAAAGGCTTTACTGACAACGAACTCGCCGGTTTCTTTGGTGTAACAGAGCAAACGATCAATAATTGGAAGAAACAATTCCCCTTATTTTTTGAGTCCCTAAAGACAGGCAAGGCTCTATCAGATAGCAAAGTCAAAGCAAGTCTGTTCCAGCGAGCCATCGGTTATAGTTGCCCAGATGTTCACGTTTCCTCCTATGAGGGCAATGTTACATTAACGCCGGTAGTTAAACACTATCCACCAGACACAACCGCACAGATATTCTGGTTGAAGAATAGATTACCAAAAGAGTTCAAAGATAAGCACGAGATAGCCGTAAGTGAGATACCGTCAATAACGGTTATTCTTGACGATAAGGGCGAATAATGAAGTGTATGAATCCAAAATGTGAAAATGAGCTTACAGGCCGCCAAAGCCGATTTTGTTCGGATAAGTGCCGAATGACTGTAACTCGAACAAATAAAGCGAACAAGGATGGCTCAGGATCGCTTAAACCCGAACAACCCGAACACGAACACCCCCCCAAATCGGAAGTCGAACAAAAGTCGGACAACCAATTAATAGCTGATCTGCCAAGAGTAGAAACAGTCCCGGAGCCGGTTAGCAATCCGACTTCAGATATTAAACAGCCCGACATATCCAAGCTTAAGCCCGGCGTAAGCAAGCCGACAGGACTAAGAACGGTCGGGACAAAGGACATGACTACGCAAGAATTAATGTCAGGTGTCAGATCATACAAGGGCCAAGATTGGATTAACAGCCCTGAATATGCAGAGGCAATCTATCGGTTATTGAACTGGACAGTTGAGGAACTTGAAACTATGGGGCAAACAGTCCCATCTTGGAAAGCGGCTTAAAAACTAAATAAACGGGTTCACAAGGGATGACGTTATACGAAACGGAAATTATCTGCCTAGCAGTCAGTGAATTGAGATGGGCTGACATAAAGGCAATAGTGATGTCAAAAGGATATAAAGTTAAGGGTACAAAAATGTTTCTTACCGCCCTTGTTACTTTATTACTATTGAATGACAGTTTATTGGCTTGGCTGATAGTAGTTGATGGATGCCGAGTGTTATATAATTAAAATTTGTTGCCCGGAAAGAAAGAATAATGGAATCAATCGAACTCAAATACAGTAAGAAGCAAACATTGGCAAGAGCGACATTAGCCGAGCCGGTGGTCGATGAGCTTCTATTTGGCGGTGCAAAAGGCGGCGGCAAGACTATCTTTGGTTGTCAATGGCTATTTGAGGAATGTGTCGGTATTGCCCGTCAATACTTCTCTGGCGAAAACACTCCAAAAGAACCTGTGCAGATAGCTTGGATGGGAAGGAAAGTTGCTAAGACATTTAAGGAAACAACGCTTGAAACATGGAAGCGGTTTATTCCGAAAGATTATTACATTATCAAAGGCGATCCGGTTGAGATTATCATACTCGGAAGGGTAAAGATAATCACTGGTGGGCTTGATAGCAGCGAGGACGTGGAAAAATTCAATTCTATGGAGTTGGCAAGGGCTTTTCTTGACCAGGCAGAGGAAACAAGCAGGGAGGACGTGGGAGCGTTAAGAGCTACGTTCCGGTATCATGTCCGGGGAGAGCTTGTTAGAGGTAAGATACTATTCACTGCGAATCCTAGGCAATGCTGGCTTAAAGAAGAATTTATACAGTCCCCAAAGCCTAATCAGCGGTTCTTGAAATCATTATACACCGACAATCCTTATATCGACCAGGTTGATTATGAGTTGAAGTTAAGGACTGCGTTTTCGTTCAGACCATCACTTCTTAAAGGTTATCTTGAAGGTGATTGGAACGCTGTTGAAGATCCCGAACAGATTATCAAGTCTGAATGGCTGAATCAGGCCAAAATAAGACCATACTTTGATCCATTTGTTAAAGAGTATCTGGTTTGTGACTGTGCAAGGTTTGGTGATGATAACACGATCATCTTCCGAATGAGGAACGCCGAGATAGCTGAAAAAGTTACAATGCCGTACTGCGATACGACACAAATAGAGTCTAAATTGATATGTATGAGCCACGAAAACAGGGATATACCTATTGTCGTTGAAAGTATTGGTGGCGACTTAGGTGCTTCGGTTGTCGATCATTTACGCAAGGCAGGTAAGGTTGTTTATGAATTCTGCCCTAATGGTGCTGTACCAACACTTGATGCAGGAGACTACGGCAATTTACGTTGTTATGCCTGGGCGATGGCCGCAAAGAAGTTAGAAAAGGGCATACTTGACGAAAAGCACAGTGTTCATCTTTGTACTCATAACATGGATGAGAGAACAATAACGCAGTTATGCACGATCCGGTATCGGTATAACGAGAAAACCGGCAAGCTTCTTGTTGAGAGTAAGGCGGATATTAAGAAGCCCAAACGGTTAGGTTGCTCTCCTGATGATGCAGATACCTATGTAATCGCTTTATGGGCTTATGACCAGATACCGTGTCCGTTACCAAACAGTGATAGTGAATCAAACTACAAAACTAAAAGCCCGATGTTGATGTAAAAGGAAGCCAGATATGAAAAAGAAAGTTAACCTAGGCGTTAAACAGTCAAGCTCTGACATGGTTGCTGAATCAAGGCCATCAAAAGAGCCGTATTATCCATCGTTCTACATTGAGAACAAGGAATTATCCCTGACCAGTAAAGATGTTAGCAAGACATTCAAAGCGCTTGTTACGGTCAAGCTCAAGAGCCGTAACGAGCGTGTAAATGATAAGGACAAGAGCAAGAAGGTGGATTATTCGTTTGATGTTCACGACATTACGTTTGATATTCCAGACGATCATGCCTCGGCAAGTCCGATGCTGGACAGAAAGAGCAAGTATTGAAAAACGACCGTAAAAACAAAGCTGTTAACGTGTTTGAGCCTTCTGTTAAGGATCATATCACGGTTTCAGGCAATAAGCCGGTTTATATAACGGTTCCTGAGCCAGAGGATAAGACGGCTCAAGAGGTTGCCAAGAGAGCATTGGAGTTATAGATAATGCCAAATACTATCGAACAACAAGAGATTATTGATAAAGTCAAAGGCTTCCGTTCTGACGGTGTAAATGCCGCAGACCTTTTTGATCGAATGAGGAAAGCCGAAGACTTCAAGGTTGGCAAACAATGGGACCCCGACGTAAAAGCAAGGAACGAGCGTAAGGGCAAGTTTTGTTTAACAATCCCACTTATTAAGCCAATAATAAAACAGATTAGCGGCATAGAGATAGAGAATCCAAGGGACATTATCGTTAAGAATGTCAAGAATGGCACGAAAACAGGAGCTAAGATACTAAACTCGCTTGTCAAGCAGATTACAGACTCGGAAATGACAAGGTTCGAGTTATCACACGCTTTTGAGGCAGGGGTTGGTAACGGTCAGGGTGTTATTGGTATCTTCATAGACAAGCGGAAGGACCCGAAACATGCGAATTTATCTGTTAGGAAGCTGGTAGAGCATAACGTACTTTTCGATCCTACATGCCTTACGTACAACATTAACAAGCCTGATAGTGGTTGCAAGTATGCTATTTGGGAAGAATGGACTGATAAGGATTATATCAACGAAGTGTATCCAGACCTTAAAAATGAGCTTACAGCGTCCTCAATCTCGGCAAGCACTTTTGGGGCTATGGTTATTGGTAATGTCAAAGCGATTATAAACAATTTAGTTAGAGGTGGTTCTAAGGCGGATGATAGCGGCTTAGTCTCTACTTTTACCGACTCGGGGTCTGATGGTAACAATGTAGTGTCCAAATCGAAATACTGCGTTAATCATACATGGTGGAGAAGACCTAAAACGTGCATTTGGTGGTATGACAACCGCGAAAGTGAAATGAACGCCAAACTGCTTATTGATGATAAAAAGATCGCGGCCGCCAAGAAAGCTACGAAAGAGGAAGAAGAAAACGCTAAACAACGCAAGGTTCAGGCTGAGCTTGATGCAATAGCCGAGGGCGTAGATATAGACGATCCAGAGGTTAAAGCCAAGATAAACAAGGCTGGTGAGCCATTCTTCGAGGTTTTCCCGGTTGTAGTAAATGTTGTTCATCACACGATTCGGATTGGTAATGTGTTTCTTGAAGATAGAGTTGATGAATTAAACGGGGTTGATGCTATCCCGATCCTTCCATATTGGGCGTATTTTGACAATGGCTATATTTCAGGCATAACAGAGGACTTAATAGGCACGCAGCAGGAGCTTAACTATATCCACAGCCAAAACCTTAATATCACCAAGAATATTGCAAATAGCGGTTATATCATCGACGGCGGGGCCAATACCGAGGCGTACAAACTATTCCTTGAGGCTCATGGCGGCGAAGATGGCATTGTATTAGACAAAGCAAAGGCCGGGGGTAATATTCAAAAGATATCACCCGCAGGTATCCCATCTGCACATGCAATGTTTGAGAATAATGCTAAAGAGAATATGCGGCTTATCTCTAATCAGCGAACAGAAATGCCTACAAGGGACGATCAGGCACTATCCGGAAAAGCCATTGCATTGAAACAGAAGGCTTCTTTGCAGGGGGCAGGTTCAATATTCCTTAATTGGAACTATACTTTTATGATGTTTGCCAACGTGCTGGTAAATGTTATTCGGGCTAATGACATATTTAGTGAGGACGAGATATTTGAAACCGTTGAAAAAGAGGACATGATTGATAATGCTATGTTTGCCAGAGCGAGAGAGATTGTTATTGAAACACTGCAAAGCCAAGGTGTTGAAATACCAGAACCGCCAAAACAGCCAAATCTAATGATGATCCGTAATCTTGACCCAAAACAGCAGCAGATAGTTATATCTGGTATTCAAAAGGAAATGGAAGCGTACAAATCAGTACAACAGCAAATAGACGCCCAAGCCGAACCGTTTGCAAGGGCGATGCTGTTAGACGAGATTAAGAATCTTAAGAGGGGCGAATACAGTTGCGTAGTTACCTTATCGGCTATGAGCGATACCATGAGGGCTATAAAAGCAGCAGAGATATTCGAGTTGAATAAGGTACTTATCGAAAGCGGAGATGTGCCGATAGACGGTGAAATGCTTATAGATGCTACTGATATTGACAACAAAGACCTTATCAAAGAACGTCGCAAGGAAAAGTTACAGTCAATGGCGGCTGCGAATAGTGAAGATCAGAACCAACCAAAAAAGAAGGTTAGTTAATGAGTAAAATCAAAAGAATACCTGTGTCTGAGGTAGTAGAAGATAAAT